CAAGGTCATTGCCTCTGGCAAGGATATGCCGAGCGTCGAAAGTGATGCCGTCGAATACCTTGAGTCACTAACTAGTGAGCGCAAGAAGACCGAGGCTGATAACAAGAAGAAAAAGGCTACTCACATCATCACACCTAACGGTGTGAAGGGCGAGATCCTTGGACGCACACCTTCAGTATGGGGTGAGCAGATCACAGCACGCTTCGCCAATGGTCGCATTGCTACGTTCACAACACACGGTAGCGATGACGTTGAGTGGATCACCGAAAGCATTAAGACTGCATCAGCTAACGATCCAGTCTCTAAGCTAGCGGCAAGACTTGACGCTGACTTCGGCCATGACAGAAACTCTTTGGTCGAAAGACAGCAGGAGCTTCGCGCGCTCGCCGCCGAAGCACATAAGTTTATTAATAATGGTGCTCCACATGAGGTAGAGGTCAAGCTTGACGCTATCCGTACTGCCGCTGAAGCTGAGAGCGCACAGATTAAGCTAGCTATTGACCACCTTGACTCTGAGGACGCAGAGGGATTCGTTCCTGAAGCGCCGTTTGCAACGCACGCTGTCGAGCAGGCAGACCTAGGTCAGAAGAATGATTGGCTAGACGTTACCACTCAGCAGATGATTGATGAGTCTGAGGGTCAGGACTTCGACAAACTATTGTCTGAGGGTCCTTCGGTATTCGTCACTGACCTAGATGATGGAGCACTTGCTAACGCTGGCGTCACGCGCGAGATGGCTTTGTCTCACATCGTCGCTAAGACTTCTGGCTTCCAGGGCGAAGAGATCCAAGAATATCGTGAGCGTTTCATTGCTCGCACCGAGGTTGCTCGTCGTCACGAACTAGCTTCGCGTAAGGTAACAACCCACAAGGAGGCGGCAGCCGCAGAGGAAGTTCAGACGAACACTTCTGACGAAGCACTCTTCATGTAATGATAGAGAGTCTGATTACGTGCCACGAGTGTAGTGCTCAGCACAGTTTTCATATCTCTGCTGAAGAGTGGCCTCCGAAAGTGTTTGTTTGTAGCTCTTGTTTTTCCGCTTTCGCATTACGCGGGATCACCGAGAGAAACGAACCAGTTTTTCATCTAACCGGATATTGCCGAATCACATAATGACTTCATTTCTAGACGTAATCGATGCAGACGACCGCGACCAGCGTGTTGCTACTCGCAAGGCTAGCTCAGTTGCTAAGCTCCGTTGCGATGAGCAGTTCGGTCAGTGGCTAGGATCAGCCGACTCACTTGACGACTTTAATGCTCGTCTAGCTCACGTCGCTGATGACATTACTAGCATTGCCGCAGCAGCAGCCGAAGAGTTCGGCGCTGGCGTTGACATTGTTGGGCCTGCTATCGTCAGCACTTATACTTCACGCGCAGCTTCGCACTTTGCTCCTGAACAGAAGACCGCAGCAGTTCACGAGTCTCGCAAGCCGAAGATGTGCCCGTTTCACAAGGACGTTGTAGATATTTCTCTGGCATCACAGGATCCTCGCGCTGGCTATGACTCAATGGCTCAGCACTGGGGCGGTCCTCGTCACTGCGAAGGTGACGGCTACGAGGGCAGCAAGTGTAACTTTAAGCCACAGATGACAACCCAGTCCTACTGGGATGACAAGGCTACGAAGGCTGAAGAGCGTAAGCAGCAGCGCCAGGAGCAGGCCGAACAGTTCGTCAATGAAGAGCTTGAGTCTCCGGTCGAAGCACTACCTGATACTGATGTTGCCGAGTTCGATGAAACAATTGAACCGGCTAGCGATGGAGCAGAGGTAATTGACTTCCCTGCACAGGACGCACCAGAGGTCGTAGAAGAGGCCGAGGTTCCTATGTCCATGGCAGCCAAGGTTGCAGGCGATGACGTTACAGGTCTAGGTACTACCGAGACTCCAATCAATAAGAAGAAGTGGACGCCTCAGTCAGTCCCAAAAGATGAGCCGCTAAAGGCGGACGACCCTAACGGACCTCATCCTACGAAGCGCAAGGATATCATTGAGCCTATTCGCAGCGAGAATGGTTCGAAGCTAGAAGAGATTGGCGAGCAGGTAACAGAGCACGTCGAGCTTGATAGTAATGCTGATAATGCTGGCTTCAGTGGGGGCGGTGAAACATCTGGTGGACCTACCAAGACGTTCCCTAAGGGAAACCAGGCTGACCCCGTAACCTCAGCAGTTGATGATGTGAACAAGAATCCTATTCAGGCTTTGCTCGATGGTGAGTTTGATGGGTTTGTTCCGCAGTCAGTCGTACAGTCGGCTGTCGCAGCTTATCGCGGCGAATAGCATAGGCCCAGCAATCGCTGGGAAAACTAGAGAGTAAAGTGTATGACTGATACTTCAAGGCTCGATGCTGAACTACAGGCATTGCGTAATCGTGGACTCGTGTTGCCTAAGCATCCGGGTCGTGCCGCTTCATCGTATGCACAGGGGTATAGCGCTTATACTCAGGCGCAGAGGGTGGCATCGGATGATCTAGGTCGTGCGTCAATGCGCCTGGGTCGAACCATTACGGGAGATAACTATGACTCTCCTGAGGTTCAGAAGATCCTTCGCGAGAATGCATCGCTGACTAATGCCATGGGAGCTAAGCGAGGGCTAAGTCGTCGCAGCAACATGCCTAAGGAGTCAGCCCTTGAACGTCAAGGTCGTCTGTATCCTAAGCTTGGCGCAAGCTCTGGCCTAGGTGGAGATACATACAATGCTATCCCACGCTTCTACGATCCGCTAGAATACTGGGATCTCTCAGGACTACCTTGGAATGTTCAGGATGAGGGCCACCGTCATAAGCTTCATAAGTGGCTGCGTCTCTACTACGCTACCCATTACCTTGTTCCGATCTTGGTGGATATCTTTACTCGCTTCCCGCTTGTAGGCATGGAGCTTGAGTGCAAGGACCCTGCCATTAGAGACTTCTATGAAGATCTTTTCTTTAATCAGCTAGACTATGGTGAGTTCCTTGTCAGCCTAGGGCGTGAATTCTGGGTTGTCGGTGAGGCATTCCCGCTTGGCTCATTCGATGAAGACCTAGGTGTGTGGGAAAGGGAAGAACTAATCAATCCCGAGGACGTGGTGATTGAGAACTTTCCTATGCTTGGAACACAGCAGCTTAAGATTGTTCCGCCAGATTACCTCAAGAAGCTGGCTCAGCTTAAGCAGCCAGCCAAAGAGTATCGTCTCCTTGAGATGAACTTCCCTGATCTTATTCCTTACTTGCTCAGGGGAGAGCACATTCCAATCTCTGGTGTACTTTTGCGTCAGATTGGAAACAAGCTTAACGACTGGGACGATCACGGCACGCCTATCCTTCTCCGTGGTCTGCGTACCCTGCTCCACGAAGAGAAGCTACTCGCGTCACAGGATGCTATTGCTGAGCGTCTGTACTCCCCGCTTATCCTTGCTAAGCTAGGTATTCAGGACATGGGAGACAGCCTTCCGCCGTTCATCCCTGGCCCCGAAGAACTAGACGCTGTTCGCGATGACCTTGATATCGCTTTGTCATCAGACTTCCGTCTTATGGTTCATCACTTTGGACTAGAGATGAGTTCGGTCTTCGGACGCGAGCAGATGCCGCGCCTTGGTGATGACTTTGACCGCATCGAGAAGCGACTCATGCAGGTATTCGGAGTTAACCCATCGCTCTTGTCTGCCGGTTCCGGCGGACAGCCGTACGCATCGTCTGCTCTACAGGCTGAGTTCCTTAATCAGATCCTAAAGACATTCCAGAACACACTTAAAGCACACTTTAAGGATCGCGCGGCTGTCGTAGCTGAGGCTCAGGGTCACTATGAGTATGAAATCAAGGGTCAGACTCGTATCCCTGTCTATGAAACCATCGTAGAATATGACATGGAAGGCAACAAGACGCTTCGCGAGGTACCGAAGCTCTTGATTCCTGACATGGAGTTTGCTAGCCTTGACCTACGTGATGAAGCTACCGAAAGATCTTTCCTTCAGGGTCTACGCCAACTAGGTGTGCCGATCCCTGACCAAGACCTTATGGTGGGCATCCACTGGGACATTAAGGACAAGGTAAAGACCTACAACGATGAGCTTAAAGAGAAGACTATTGCTCAGCAGCGTGCTAAGATGGACACGTACCGTGCCCTTCAGGCTCAGGGTCTACCTATCCCAGCCGACCTCAAGAACGAGGTCGAGTCTGTGCTTCAGGCAGGAGCACCGGCAGGCGGCGAGGGCGGAATGGCCGGTGCTACCCCAGGAGTCAGCGCTCCGGGTGAGGCTCCTGCCGGACCTACAGATGGGGGAGGCGGAATTGTTATGCCAGAGCCTCCTGCGGGACTGGGAGGCGAGGCAGTACCAGGCGGCGGTCCTCCCGCAGCACAGCCAATGCCTCCGGGTCCGGCAGGGAACGTTCCCGAAGTCAGCAACGAGCGCCGACCTGGCCTTACGTATAATACGTCTCATCAATCAAGCGACTTGCAGGCAGAAGATGAACCTGCTACACTTGATGAGGAATTGCATCTCGCCCGCAATCAAGAGTTGAAGCAGGACGATGAACGAGGCGAATGGATTCTAGAGAAGAAAGCAAAGAAGCGCGTAGTCGTGGATTTGCCGCCAGACAAGAAGTACTCAATCGTAGATCCAGAGGCAGATCCTCTGGTCGAGGAAGAGGAAATTAGTGAGTCAGAAGAGTCAGAGTCCGCTTGATAGCGAGCCTTATTTCTCCTTTATCAAGGAGCAAATTCTAGCAGGAGAAACCAACACTTCGATTGTCATTGTTCTAGCAATCGAATTGGATTGCGTCACTTCTGAAAGTTCTATTAAACGCTTCCGTAAGCGTCATGAGCTTCAGATTCCAGGCACGGAGAAGGCATATACAAATGTCACAGGGGACACAGCAGAGGGACTTACCGAGCCAGTTACGGTCCGGCCTGTTCTCGATGATCCTGATACTATGCTTCGTGATCGTGGCCTTGACCCTACAGATTGGTATATTGATTCTGTCGGAGTCAACGAGTGGGATGGTCCAAAAGCTGGCGGAAGTGTTGTTACTTATTACCAGCTAAAGTTCCAGGCCAAGCGTAAGAAACCTCAGCGTATCGTCCCTCCCCGTACTGAGGGATGGACGGCACCGCTCAATCTAAGATCTAAGCCAGCTTCAGTCAAGAAGCGCAGACTGATTGTCGTTGTTGGCGATCAGCAGGCTCCGTATCAGGATCCAAAGCTCCATGAGCTTTTCTGCCAGTGGCTTGAACACAATGTGCCAGAGGACGGGGTGTCACTGGGAGATTCTTACGACTTCCCAGATATCTCACGTCACCCTGACGATCCAGAGAATGATGCTGCAATCAATGAGTGTCTACAGTCTGGGTATGATATGTTCCGGGGTTACGTGAATGCATCTCCGTACACGAGATGGCAGAAGCTTATCGGTAACCACGACGAGCGTATTCGTACGTTGCTTCTGAAGGATAAGGATGCTCGTAAGCTTTACGGGCTTAAGCGTCCTGACACTCCCGAAGAGCGGGGCGAGCTTGTTCTAGAGCTATCTCACCTTGGTCGTCTTGATGAGCTAGGCATTGAAATTGTCTGGCCTCATGGTGGATACAAGCTGGGGCAGATCGTGTTGTCTGATAAGCTTGCTGTCCGTCACGGATGGCTTACTCCTAAGGGCGCGGGCGCTAGTGCTTTGGCAAGCCTCAAGCACCTGGGATACAGTGTTATTGTTGGTCACACTCATAGGCAGTCTCTTGTTCATGAGACTAAGGCTGAGATTACTGGCAAGACGCAGACTCTTGTCGGCGTAGAGACTGGATGCATGTGTCGCATTGAGCAGACCGCTGACGAGAACGGTAGGATTTGGCCGAGCTATGTCCCTAGCCCAGATTGGCAGCAGGGATTTGCTACGGTTGAAATGTGGGAAGATGGATCGTTCAAGGTAGACCTTGCAACGTATGTTAATGGAACTCTCCTATATAGGAACCAAAGATATGTCTAAGAAGAATGAAAAGCGTCGTCAGACGAAGCGCACGTACGTACATCGTCCTAATGCGGTTTGTATTACCATTCATTCGCAGGATGGGTCCCCTGTTCCTCGCTCAGTTCTCAGTGAGGCATCGGATGCGGTGTGGGAGATCGCCCAGAAGTATAACCTGTTGATTAACTTGGCTGACTCATGAGCTTTGTCTTATTTACACAGGATCTACTTAATGCTACAAGTCAGACAGTAGAGCACGGTCTAGGAACTACAGACCTACTCATCACTGTCTGGCAACGGGGAGCCATCATCAATCCTTCCATCCGTACCGTGGATGAGAACACTATCGAAGTATTTGCAGTGACCGGAGGCCGTGTGGTCATCGGTGCCATTACTACACCTAAGCCAAAGTCAAGGAGTACCAGTGCCAAGCGAAAGCCCGCAGCTAAGGGAGATTAACATCAGCTTCAGTGCTGGTGGTAAGGTTTCTATCGTGAAGTATGACGTAAGCTCTGACTATCATATCAGTG